TGAATTGTTACGTCAATTAACGCCATTTATGTTAACTATAAATAACAAGGAATGTATACCCCATGAAAATACAACCGCCGATTTCTCTGGTATTAGTATAACAACAAATGAAAACGTAGAAGAACCATTAGAAAAAGATATCATATCCCCGAACCAACGAGATTCATTATTTTGGTGTATTTATATAGCGATTCACGAATATAAAGAATATACAGTCATTCGTAATAATCATAATACTCGTGAAATAGAATGGAAACAAGAATTATCCAAGAAAATTACGGCTAACCCGACAAACATTAAAAACTCAAACCATAAAACAACAAAGGCTAATGTGTCTGAAATTTTATCAGATTTGATGACAAACCCATATAAAACGGATATATTGTGTCTAATCGCGATAACTGTCTATTACAATATAAATATTATTATTATGAATGATACAAAAAATTTGAGGTTTGAATTTATTACAAATGCGACGGATGATGCACCCACCTATTTATTTTATAAAAACGATAAAAATTATTATAGTATGCAAATAGACCCACTGTTGGAGTTTGAACTTGCGGATATTCGTAATACAAGTTTTTTGATAGAAAATAATGAGAAACCAATAAAGTCAATCGGAACGTATAAGGTAGATAAGTTAGAACAATATGTAAAGCAGTTTGGATTATATAAAAATACCGAAAAATATAAAAAGACAGATTTGTACAACTTACTAAGAGAGTTTGTTACAGGATTTACAATATAATATCAAGATAAATACTGTTAAAAAATTGAAATAGAAATAATATATGTTATATTTATATACAATATATTATAATGTCTGGTAGAACTATGCAAAAAATGGATTCGCGACATCATAACTCAAAACCATATGTACATAAGACATCACATGAACAAAAGGAGGAGTTTGAGCGAACCGTTCAATACTATTTAGAAAGTAATCCTATGGTGAGTACAAATGGTAAAATAAGTGAGCTTGAGGTTAGGTTTAATACAAATCCCAAGTTATCAAAGCCAATTTCTAAAATAGACTATGATAATGTAGTAAAGCAACTATATGCAAATGGATTTATCCCGGATATAGATGAGGGAACTCATATGTTACGCATACAAAATCAGTATATTAATGCGGATGGAATACAAAAAACATCTAATTTAAGAGCAGAAATAACAGGAATAGATTTAATCCAAGAATATTGTCGTACAAATAGTATACAAAAGTTGATAGATATGCCATCTACTACATTTGAAAAACTGAAGTTCACTCAAAAACAAACTGCACTAAAAAGTTCTGGTGAATATATTAATAAAGTACATGTCCCTGATTTTAATTTAAAGGTGTCTTACCAAACTGAACAGGATTTTATGGTAAATGCACCATTTTGTCGTAAAACATTGGATAAATGGAATGATTCATTAAAGACATTTCGGTCTATGAACAGAGTGCGATTCAGTCATCCCGATTTACCAATATTTGCTGACTTGACAGTAATAAAAACATCTGATTTTACATTAGATAAGGATAAAAACCAAATATTAATACCCAAATATACAATTCAAGACTCTAATCTCTTTAATAATGTAGAACAGTATGAAGTAGAATTGGAAATAGATAATTATCGTGTTGGTTTTGGAACAGAATATAACAATATTCAAAAATTAATGATTGCATTGAGAAAATGTATTCGTGTAGTGCTTTGTGGAATTCAAAATACCAAGTTTCCCATATCATATAAAATTCGCGATAATATTTGTCAATCATATATGCGATTATTGTTACCCGAGGATGATGTAAATAAGAAAAATATGGAAATTAAGCGTTGGGTAAAGCCATCCAATTTTATTGGGCCTGGTTCAGTGACATTACAAATGGAACATGTAACTGATAATGCAGAAAATGCCAATAAGTTAATTCCTAATATTCGTAACCGATATACAGTAACAGATAAAGCAGATGGCGATAGAAGTTTATTATATATAAACGAAGAAGGTAATATTTATTTAATTGATACAAACATGAATGTTACATTTACTGGAACAAAAACCACGGAGAAGACCACCTTCAATAGTATATTAGATGGCGAATTAATTAAATATGATAAACATGGTAAATTAATAAATTTATATGCAGCATTTGATATATATTATGTTCACGATAAGTCGGTAAGAGATTTGCCATTCTTATCGCCAGTTGAAAAATCCGGGGTTGAGTTAGACCCACCTTCGGTGAGTGGTTCAGCAACGCTGAACGACCATCGTCTATCGTTATTATATAAATTTGTTAATGTTTTAAATCCAATCTCTATATTAGAAACGGGTACGAAAGAGGTTCATTCCAAAAAAATACCATGTGGTTTTCATATTCAATGTAAATCGTTTTATTATGACTCGGCAAAAAACACAATATTTGATGGATGTTCAACCATATTATCAAATAAAAATGATGGTATATTTGAATATAATACAGATGGGTTAATCTTTACACCAGCCGATTTGGCCGTATCTGCAAATTCGGTTGGTGAAAAATCTAAAATACAAAAAACATGGGGGTCTTCCTTCAAATGGAAACCAGCCGAACATAACACGATTGACTTTCTGGTGACGGTACAAAAAAATAAAGCAAAGCGAGATGAAATACATCATATATTTCAAGACGGTAAACAAATGGAAAGTGTACAAACAGTATCTCAATACAAAACATTGGTGTTAATGACCGGATTTACAGAGAAAAAACATAGTATTATGAATGCATATCAAAGTATATTGGACGATATGATATCTGATGTTGGTGATGGAATTAGTGAGGATGAATATAAACCCGTTCCATTTCATCCAACAGAACCCCGTGACCCGTTTGCACATTTATCAAATATTATGTTAGTTGAAAAAAATGGCAAACATATAATGCAAACTGAAGAAGGAGATATATTTACAGAAAATATGATAGTAGAGTTCAAATATGTGATAACCAATAAATCAACCTGGAAATGGGTCCCGATTAAGGTTAGGTATGATAAAACAGCTGAATTATTAGGAGGGGTTACGAAAAATTACGGAAATCCATACCATGTAGCTAACAGTAATTGGCAATCCATTCATAACCCGATTACCGAAGAAATGATTAGTACTGGTCAACATATTCCAGAATTAGCAGGTGATACTGATGATGTATACTACAGTCAAAATAGTGAAGAAACCACTACTCAACCATTGCGTGATTTTCACAATAGATATATAAAATCTAAATTAATATCATCAGTGTCTAATCGCGATGATACATTAATTGATTATGCATGTGGTGTCGGTGGTGATTTGGCAAAATGGAAATACGCGAAATTAAAATTTGTATTTGGTATTGATTATGCTTATGATAATATTCATAATGCTAAAAATGGTATATGTGCACGATATATAAAAGAAAAGAAGAAGAATAAACAATATCCCGATGCGTTGTTTATCAAAAGTGACAGTGGAAAAAATATAAGAACCCATGAAGATACAAATACAAGTCAAAAGGATAAACAAATAATAAGTGCGGTGTTTGGTACAGGTCCAAAAGATGCAACTTTATTAGGTAAAGGTGTATATAAAAATTATGGCATAGCAGATTCTGGATTTAATATTAGTTCATGCCAATTTGCGATGCATTATTTCTTTGAAGATAGCAAAACAGTTCATAGTTTCTTACGAAACTTATCAGAATGTACAAAGGTAAATGGGTATTATATTGGAACTTGTTATGATGGCGAGACTGTATTTAATTTACTTAGAAGTAAAGAAAAAGAGGAAAGTATCACCATTTTCAAAGGTGGACAAAAAATATATGAAATTACAAAACAATATGATAAAACGGGATTTCCTGACGATGATATGAGTTTAGGTTATGGAATTGATATTTATCAGGAAAGCATCAACACACAAAAGATATTCCGGGAATATTTGGTGAATTTTAAATATTTAATACGTGTAATGGAAGATTATGGATTCGTATTAATTACACCAGATGAAGCGAACCATATGAATTTACCAAATAGTACCGGATTATTTGACGAACTGTTTACACAAATGGAACAAGAAATTTGTATGCGACCCAGTATAAAGCCTAATTATAGATATGCACCAAATATATCTACCGAAGAAAAACAAATATCATTTATGAATCGTTATTTTGTATTTAAAAAGGTTCGCAGTGTAGATGCAAAACAGCTTGGTGAAATTGTTGAAAAACAAAGTGATATAGTTGAAAAAGAGGGTATTGAAAATATTCAACAAAAACTGCCAATAGAAGTGAAACCTATTGCAAAAAAAACCAAAAAAAAAATAGTACTAAAACAATTCTCAGTTGAACAAGACGACGGGGGAACTCCAGATTCTATAATTAGTTCCAAACCTAAATTAAAAATAGTTGGTAAAGTGGATTAATAAATTTGCATTACATCAAATGAAAACAATATAAATATTTGTATACTATTTATATTATCACAATGTCTTTTTATGTATTACCCAAAAATTCTTTTTTAATTCATAAACATATTGATTTTATTGAAACGGAATCTGTACCAGAACCAGTCGTTTCAAATTCATTGTCTGTATATTTATATGAAATTAAAAAAAAGATAGAAGAAAGAGATACACAATGGGATGCGTATAAGAAATATACAAATCCATATGAATATATTCATACGACGGTTCCGTATAAGAAAAAAAGCATAGCTAAATACAAACCATTATCTCGTTCCTTTTTTAAAATGATAGAAATTATGTATACATTTCAATTAGCTCAGTCTACGACTCCAATTACGACATTTCATTTGGCCGAAGGCCCCGGTGGATTTATTGAAGCAATTTGTACGATTCGCAAAAATAAAAAGGACCGTTATATTGGTATGACATTACAGGATGAAATACAGGACCCAACGATACCCGGTTGGAAAAAAGCAGAATCATTCTTAAAGCAAAATCCAAATGTGCATATAGAAACAGGAAATGATAATACTGGTAATATTTTATCGGTATCTAATCTGGTTGGATGTAAAGAATCATATGGTTCGTCAATGGATTTAATTACAGCAGATGGCGGTTTTGATTTTTCTACTGATTTTAATAATCAAGAATTATCCATAGCAAAGCTATTATTTGCTCAAACATGTTTTGCATTAACTATGCAAAAACAAGGCGGAACCTTTATATTAAAAATATTTGATTGTTTTATGCAACATACGAGTGATATATTATGTATATTAACGTCTTTCTATAGTAAAGTGTTTATAACAAAACCTCATACCAGTCGTTATGCAAACTCGGAAAAATACATTATATGTAAAGATTTTCTATTGCCTTCATGCGAACGTTTTTTTCCTTTTATTATACGGGCTTTTACCAAAATGGTATCAAACAATACAAATCTAACTAATACACCATATGTTTACCGGTTTTTAAATTGCCCAATTCCATTATGTTTTGTTTCAAAAATTGAAGAATATAATGCTATTCTTGGACAACAACAGCTTGAAAATATTCATTCTACGTTATTATTGATTGACAGCCAATATAATCAAGATAAAATAGAGTCTTTGATAAATACAAACATACAAAAATGTATTTTATTATGCACAAAACTTGGAATACAGCATAATAGTTTCACAACCAGTTCTACTAATGTTTTTTTATCGTAAATTAATTCTCATAATTCTCATAATTCTCATTATATTGATGATTTTATAATATAAAAGTATCAATTCTGTATATCTCTGGTATTTAGATTGCATTTGCAATTGTTGTCACTGTACACTGTTTCATTTCAGTTGAGTATTTTGAAAAAGTAGGTGTTTTCTTCATAGGATATCCTAATTTATCCTTTACAGTATAACCAGGTGAAGGTACACCATATGCAAGTGCATTTGCTACAGATGATCCTAACCCAGCTGCACTACGGTATGCAGCGGTTGAATTAGTGATAGAATTATATTTTCTTCGTGTAATTAAATCACTTGCAGATACACCTCCTTGTTGTGCAAATTGGGGATTACTTGGCTTGTAGTATAACTTTACATATAATGGTTTAATACCTGGAGTAGAGTTTGATGTAGATACTTTATGTGTATCACCACTGGTTATATTATTAGCGGGATATGTGGCAGGTGCAAAACCAATTGCATTTTTAAATACATTATCTTCTATGATAAATTGTGGATATATTCTATCTTGCACAGACATTGCCCAAGCAACTTCATTATTTGTGTCAGATGGAATTGTATAACTGGCTATTGGAAACGCATCCGCATCAATACGATATGATTGCAATTCAATCACATTACTATTATTATTATATGCAAATTGCATGGCATATGAGATATTAGAACTATAATATTCATCTGTATTGCCATTTTGGTCTTTGATTAAATAATGTAGATTTGAAAACATTTGTTGTTTAAATATACGATTTATATCTTCTAATGCATAATAACCAGTAGGTATTGTCACATCATACTCGGTAGCATCTGTTATCCATTTATATTTAAAAGACGCTCCTGATACTATATGGTATTTTTGACATTGATTAAGCCCTTGTGCTGAATATACATTGGCAGATGCTAAACTTGAACCCGGTTTAGCGGTAGAATCTCCTTGTCTTATGTAATTATATTGATTTTGTGCGAATGTGCGGTTACGACTTGATAAATATTGCGATGAATTTGTGTAGTATCTATCATTTAACGTACCGTCAATAAATTTTCGTTTTATCATTCCACTACTACGAACACGGTTTCGTGCATTTTCTGCAGGAGATAATACTACGCTACAGTTTTCATATGTTTCACATGTATTATTTGGTAAAGTAATGTCAATTGAATTCTCTAAACCACCTTTGTTTGTGGCGATAGAATTAATAATTGTTCCACTTGGACGATTTACTATGTCAATCTTTATTGATGCATTTGAACCACAACTTGGATTAACAATGTTCGCAATTTCTCGTCTATAATGCTTTAATGGTTTTGTTTTTAAAAATATATTTTCACCAGTTGATAATTGTCCATTTTTTTGTATAGAAGAACTAATTTGGTTAAATGTATTTCCTTTCCAAGAAATAAGAGGTATAGGATTTAAACTTAATAGGGCAGACATAAATATATTATATACCGATAGAATTAATATTTCTATTAAACCCTAATAAAAATAATGGTTTTACTATATTAATAACATGAACGTTAACTTATCTACATCTCAATTTGTGACCGATTCTGTATCATGGTTAGATACTAAAAATAATACAATTATGTCTGGAGATTTTACCAAGTTATCTTATATTCTGCCACATATGACTATGAATGGCATTTATCTGGAATTTCCGGTTGAACTAACTAAACTGGAGGTTATTTCTGATAAAACGCAAATAAAATTCTATCCACATAATATGTCTAATGTTGCAATAATAAAAGAATTCTCAAAAATAGAGACGAAATTGTTGGAAAATTATATTTTAACCAAACAAAAACCTATTAATAAAGTTCTGCTCTTATCCAGGCAACTTGCCTCTGGATTTATGAAAGTATATAAAGAAAATCACTTATTATCGTCTAAAACACCTGATACATTTTGTGTAAAAATATCAGGTGTTTGGGAAACTAAGTATGACTGTGGATTAACCTACAAATTATTTGGGGGAACCAGTCTTCCTGAACTATAGTAGCATTGACATTTTACCGCGTTTTCTTCCAAATATACTACTATTACCCTGTCTCAAGTCATGAAGTCTATTATTTTTGATATTTGGTTCAGTTAATGAGTTAAACCCAGTTATATTAATATAGTTATTATCTTCATCAAGCTCATATTTTATATCTGTGATTGTATTAATTCCATCGCTTGTTTTCATTTTTACATAATCAAATTCTTGACGGTTTACTAATCGTATTAATCCATCATTCAGTTGTAAAATATTTTTATCCATAATTGGATAAAAAACAGACCTATCAATGTGTAATCCACAAGCTTTCACACGATCGTTAAACAGATTATCTTCAAATCCCCATGCCCATAAATTTGGAAAACCATTCGTTTTTTCATAATCATCTCCTTTTATAGATACAATACCACCTAATGTATAATTAAATCCGTAAAAATGTTTTACATTACCATGTGTTGTATCATAATCTAAAAAATTCTTTGTATATGGCATTGTATCTACGTCATTAAATACAAATGTTATTTTTTTATAATCATTTGGATATTTTTCTCGCATTGCAATAAACCCTATGTTTTTCATGCCTCCGCGATTGAAATCACGACTATCACACTGATGTGCGAAATATATTTCGTAATCTTCTTTTTTTATATCTTCTAATACATATTTCATTTGACGCATAAAAAAATGCTTGTGTTGTTCCCTATCGCGATACGGTATAATAAATATTAGTTTTGGGACATGTATTGTACTTTCAATTGGTTTTATTTCCAGTTTTATATTCTCGTCTGCCATTAAATATATAATATCTGTTTACTTTTTATTATATATTTATACTAAACTTATTGTTGGTTTCCATACTTTATTTCTGATACTTCTTCTGTATGACTTCTGGTATTAACTTATCCTTAAATGTTTCTAATTTTTTAAAACACTTATTTATTGTTACTTCACTTACTCCAGTAATCATTTTTATGTCCTTCTTTGTTGATGGATTATCACAATTATTCGCTACAAAATATACAATTCCTGCCGCGATTGCATGTGGAATATTATCGGTTATTATCTGTAACTGTTCTATTTTATGTGTTATAAATTTGGCTAACATTGTTTGTTCTGGATTGAAATTTAATCTACTACAATACCTTTCTATAAATGAACTTGGTAATGTAATTTTCAACATGGTTTGCTTTGATGGGTCTAAATCTCGTTCAATATTATGTAGAATATTTACAGCCATTGAACACCCTGTTGTGGCACTTGTCTTATCTAATTTAAATATTTGTGCTATTTCATGGGATGTACGAGGGCATCCATTTAATCTACACGATATGTACAATGATGCTGATTTAATACCATCTCGGTTTAATCCACGAAACATCTTTTGCTCTGATATATCCTTATGTATTGTCATTGCATTGTCTATGAATATTTTGGGAATTCCTGCATTTTGAGCCATTACCGTTATGAACTGAAACTCGTCATACAACGATTTTTCTCTGTGTGGCATGGATTGCCATTCTGTCCATTTACGAATCTTTTTCATTTCATACGATGATTTATGTGATGATAGTACTTTACACCCAAATGATGATTGTACCAATAAGGGATTGATTGGATTTCCACAACGTGTTGGGTCTGTTGCATTTTTATCATCTGCACCATAAAATCGCCATTCTGGTGAATAGTCTAATATGTCCTTGTAAATAATGCCACATATATCGTTTGTACATGTTGGAAATCCATCATCCATTATCATTAATGGGAATGAACAACTCATACACAAATCGTTATCTTTAGGCGTCGTATACACACACTCTACTTCATTTTCAGGCGAAACCGTCTTTTCATTCTTGTCTAAATCATATATGTCCCACAATTTTGATTTTTCACGATATGATATTTCGGTTTTCTTCTTCTTTGTTTTTGCATTTATATGACGTTTTTCACTTATATTTGGCGTTGATTGAACTGTTATTGGAACTGACCCTATTATACGCAATTTACGGATTTTTGTAGAAGTCATTGATATATTTATACTAATTATATTATATATATTTAATCAATTTTTTTGTATTGATAATACAAACGCATAACTATTATTATGACTTCTCTTGCAATGATGTCTGATAGTGCAATGAATCCTGGTGCAATGAATCCTGGTGCAAATACTCCTGAAGGTGATGAACTAAAACAATTATGTCTCAACCAACAAACCGATGATGTAAACAAAGAATGGGAAAACGGATTAAAGGACCAAATGCCTCAAGAGATAAAGAAAATTATGGATGCTATATGTCAGCGATTAAGTAATAATGAATTAAATGATTGTAATGCTAAGGTTAAATTGGTTGACTATATGACAAACGAAGCCGAAACACTTATAACGGATTTGTTTGGCGGTGGTCAACCTGAACTCTCACGATATTTATTAAATTACGCCCCTACCACAACAAGTCAAGGTGAGAACGGTGGTTTCGGTATTGGAGATATGGCAAAAGAGGCTACAGAATCTGCTGCAACCCAGGTTGCAAATGTTACACTCGATGTGGATGATGTAAGTTCAGCTGCTAACAAACCCACCAAAAAAACCGAAAATGAAGTAACAGATGGTAAAGCCGGAACAATTTTAAAACATTACACAAACCACTTTATAGAACAAATCAAATGTAATTCTGATACTGCACTGATATTAAAGACAAAAATAATTGATCCTATGTTCATATCAATAAAAGATAATTTAAAAAAAAATACACGGAAACTATTAAGTGATATGGCAAAAGAAACGACAACACAATCAATTAACAACCGTATATTAACTACCGAACTTACTATTAAAGTATATTCAAATCTTATTTCTCAACCTGAAACCAAATCATTAAATATTGTATTACCAGATTATTTGCGATTATTATTAGAACTATTCGTATATAGTGAATATAACTTAATAATAACCGGATTAAATTTGAATGAAGTTAATATAACTACAGACTATATTGCTAACTTAATCCCACTACTCAAAGAAGCAGAACACAAAGCGGTATTAGACAAATTACTACCTAAACAAGAAACAAAAGACCAATACGAAGAAACTGCTATCACAAATATTTTTGATTTAAATCAATTACCGCAACAAGAACCGATTGTAGAACCTATAACAAATAATAATCAATTGGCAATTGAAAAGTTTTTAAAGTTATTTGAAGATAAAAAGCCCAAAGTGACAACGGGTGGTGGCAGAAAAAAACACACACGTAAAAATAAACGTCACCATAAAAAACGCAGGTCAACTCGTAGATATAGATAAATTATATATTTTTAATAAAACATATAATACGTACCGTCCCATAAAGCTAATTATTTATTTCTTTTTTTCAAAGTAGTTCGTCTATTGTACTTTAATGGTTTGGTAACTTTCTCAAATAATTTTTGAAACAAATCATCGGGCAATACTTTTGATTCACTTTTTTTAAAAACTCTGGAATTATTATCAACATTATTGCTTATATATAATCCAGTGGGTACAACAAGACCGGCAAACCGTTTTAATTCATCAGTTGGTTCAATATCTAAACCGTCACCTCCAAACATTAAATCATTATTTTTTGTTTCATTATGTATACAGGTATTTAATGGAATACCAGCTATAGGATTCGCGAATTGGTTACTATATATTATCTCTTTTGCAAATGAGTCGTAGAATTCCATTTTATATGTTATAATATATTTATATTTTTTTTTCGGTATTATACATCGCCCGATTTTTTATAAGTACGTTTTATGTCACTACTGGTTGTAATCTCCCTATTATCTTTTAAATATTTTATAATAAACTCAACCTGCGTATCATCTTTAATTAAATCAGCTAAACAACGTTGAATATACCCAAATGTAATGGTAGAATATTCCTTTTTTTCATGTAGACGTAGTTCTCCATCACTAATGGTAATCTTATTTTGTGCCAAATTATGATTGTTCATAAAATCACATATTTGATGATTTAATTGTGACTTCATTTCACGTAACTGTTTTGTTTTTTCATTAACGATTTTCAGTTGGCTATCCATAACCACCCATTTTTTAACCTTTTCTATAAATTCTGGTTTTGTTTGTATTTGTTCAATAATATTGTCACTCATGATAATATTATAAGAAAGATTATATTTTGATTATTATGCCGAAATTCAATATATTGTCTGTTTTCAACAAAAAACATTCATATATACTCATTATTGTTCTTTTTGGTTTAGCTAAATAAAAGTAATGATTTTTCTACATTTCGGTTGTAATATTACAATTTGTTTTCGTAATTCTTCGTTTATCAAATATCAAATCAACATTATTGTACATGTAAATCAATATAGAACACACCGTATATATATTTGTTATTTTGGTTTGGTTATTTGTTTGTAAAATTTTTCCATATTCAATCAATATTGCTTTTCCAAAATCTTTTGCAAATTTGTGATAATTGGTATTCCTATCATCATAGCAATACCTATCGCTTTTGTTTTTGATTTCCTTTGGAATAGTATGTTGCCATAACAAACGTGTTGCCTCAAAATTGTCACAAAGAGAATATATATTACGGATTACTTCAGTTCCTGCACCGTTGTAGTTTTTGTCACATATTCGTTCTATCAGTTCATCCATGTTATAACGGTCTATCCATGTGTGCAACATTACTTCCTCCTGAATATAAGAATATATTTTACGATGTATATCCACTGGCAACCCTCCTACATCAAATACATAAAACTTACCTTCCTTTTTTGTTGCAATACCCATTTTAAAACTTCTATCTGGTATTTTTTTCATTACTTATTACAATTATATTATATATTCAATCATAATATAATTAATCAATTTTATGCAAACATCATAATGCATCCTCTCATTTCACTTGTATGACTTTATTTTCATTTTTTATTTGTCTTTCCTTTTGATTTACGTTTCTTTCCACCAGATTGGACTGGACCTGCAGGGTCTACATTTGCTCCATCCTCAACAATCGGTAAAGTTTGTGTATTTTCTAGCTGGTTTACATGTATTGCCCCATCATTTCCAACAGTTTGATAATTCATATCACCATATACGGATACACCGTGTTCAGCGGCACCACTACCCCCCTTAAAAATTAATTTCTTCATCCAATTTTCTCTGGTTAATTTTCCGTCTTTATGTTTACGGGAAGAATGATGTTTGGCTCCTTTACCGCGTTTTTTACTGGATTTATTTTTTAAATACCGTTTTTGCGTGGTATTTCTACGTGCGGATTTAGCTCTACTGGATTGTCGTTTTATATTCATTATATAGTATCGTTTTATTTTATTTTATTCATTAGGCACGTATATTTTTAACCCTCTTACTAATTTTACTATTTTCAATAATATATATAAATTTGCTAAAATCGCTATAAATAGAAAAATGTTATAAAAACAGATTATCCATATGTACAAATACATTTCATTATATATTAAATCTCCAATTGGACTTAATACCGCTTTAATATCTTTGCGTGAATCCTCACTATACAAATAATGAATGCATGATTCTTTTATATTTTTCATACTTGTTGTAAATACTTATAGTACTGCATTAATAGAATAAATATATTTTAACGCAATTCGTATAATTAATAGAATATATTTGTAGATAAATAATAATAAAGATACCGCTTAGAATAACTATAATGGATAGTATATTAGAAGCGACTGATAGTTTTCAATTTGATTCTGTCAAATTATCTAAACCTAAAAGTACAACAGGTGGCAATTGGTTAATAAAGTTTGGTATAAATAATAACCCATTTTATTTACAGACCCCGAAATGTAATACTCGCAATGGGATTTTAAAAGCAGGTAAACGGTATTATACTGATTTGGTGTTTTCCAATGATAATGATGAGTTTATACGATGGATGGAAAATTTGGAAAACATGTGCCATGAACATTTGCATGAAAACCGTGCAACATGGTTTGATAGCAAGTTAATGTTGGACCGGCATGATATAGAAAACTATTTTACTTCACCCATGAAAATATATAAAACTGGGAAATATTACA